GGGACAAAGCCTGGATGACGAATGCGATTGCGCTGCACAACTTCAGCTGAGCGTGTCGCATCACCGAAGCGCTGGTAGGCCAACACCAGTGCCGACATGGTTTCAGGTGGCGTGATGTCAACCAAACGCACGCCAGATTCAGCAACGGCTGTGAGGTGTTTCACCAGCGCCTGGCGCAGCGAATTCATCACGACATAATGAGCGGGATCCGCTTTGAGCGATGCTTCGAAGATCGCATCGCTGAGACTGTCGCGAAGCTTCAACACATCGTCGGCCACCGGAACTTCGGGCCGGACATCCGGCAAGATGGCCTGTTGCTCGACGCTCGGCGTCGAACCGCCGGAGACGGGCTGTGAGGCGATCGGCATTTCACTGATGATCAGCGCCACCTGGACTAACAACGCATCCTGAACAAGATTTGCGGCCGCTTGGGCGGCGGCTTCCGAGTCAATACCGCCTGAAGGCACCACGGTATTGATGGAGGTCACCGCCCCGACCTGCTGGGTGATGGTAGCCACCGCGTTTTTGTAGCTCGAACTGGTGTCGGCGAAAGCACTGTCCTGCAACGAAAACTCGCCGAAGTAACTGGAGAACAGCGACGACAGCGCCCCGGGTGAGTTCATCAGCGATTGAGCGAACCCCACCAGATTGGTGAACACTCCAACAAATGGGGCGAACTGCTGCTGGATGACCGAGTAGACATTCGAAAGGCTATTGCGCAATCGAAGCAGCCCCAGCCGTGCTTGGTCTACCTTCGCCATTGCCAACTTGTATCGGCCCAACGCCGACGTCAGCATGCTATCCGACGCTTTCACCACCTGCTGCTGGCTGTTGACCTTGGCCGTCGGGAAGGTCAGCGGCTTGTCTGGGTAGAACGTCAGGTCAAAGCTGACCATGCCGCCGGCGGTCAGCTCGTGGGACACCTTGCAATCGCCCACCTTGACCTGCATGCGGCCAAGCCAGGGGTGGACCAACTCGCCAGGGCCTGGGGTCTGCAATGCCTCAAGCAGCTTGTCGCGCCGCTCGAAGCAGTCATCACCGATGACCCAGGCCGTCATCGTGTGGACCTGGGCCTGTTTGCCGAGCTGCTCGAAGAACGGCTCGTTCCGCTGCGGGTATTCGTGCAGCTGTCCTTTCTGGCCGACCGGCACCGACGTCTGAGGGATCAAAAAACTGATCCCACGGAACGCCGCCGGCAACAGGTCATCGCGCCACGTCCGTGCCATGTTTTACCCCTTCATCACGCCAACGGTACGGGTACCGACGTTGGGCTTGATATTCAGCCCTGGCTGGTTGGTTTTCGGTCGCTCGATGGTCGTGCCAGGCGGCGCGCCGTTCAGGTTGATGTTCAGCTCACCGTTGAGCTTTTGCGCGTTGTTGGCCGCCGTCTGCTGTAGCAGCTGGTTGTTGTTGATGCCAAACGCCTCATTGTTCATCGCCTGGCGCGCCGCGGCAGATTGGGCCGCGCCGGCCAACAACAACTCTCCAGTACCACCGCCGGCACCCGCGTTGCGTTTTTGCTGGGCTTCGGTGAAAGCGTTCACCTTGTCCGTCGCGCTCTGGATGATGCCATCGCCACCATCCCCACCGCCGAACCACTTCATGATCGGCTCGATGATCGGCCGCAGCTTTTCCCAGAGTTGCTGGAACCAGGCTGTGATGGGGGCCCAGTTGTTGATGATCATGCCCAGCGGGGACCAGTCGAACATGGTCTTTAGGTAATCCATCACGGGGGTTGAAAGGGCCATAACCAAGTTCCAAGTGGCAGCGAAGAGCTTCGTCAGCGGCTCCCAGTTTTCCCTTATCAGCCCGATAGGCCCCCAATTTGCGAAGGCCTTCATCAACCCCCAAGCCGCGAGCACGGGCCCCTGGATCAGTTGCCAAACACGCTGAAAGTACGGCGCGACCGTAGACCAGTTGGCGATCAGCAAGCCAGCAGCCAACGCGATACCCTGGACTATGAGACCCACCACGGATTTTTTTGCGACACCATCAAATAACCTCATGGCAAAGATGGACGCAGTGACTGCCACTCGCAGTACCCCATAAGCCAGGGCAGCCCCCAAAACTCCCTTGATCAAACCTGGGTGCGCAGCTACAAGCGATGACAGCCCAGAAACCAGCGGGCCTACCAGGGTCATGAACTCATTGAACGGAGGCAGCAGCGCTGCCCCCACCTCAACTCCCAGGCGTGTGACTTTGTTGGTCAGCAGCTGCATGGAATTAGCAGTGGTCTTGGAGCGCGCAGCAAATTCTGTCTCCATGGAGCCAGCGAACTTGCCTCCGGCACCGACTGCGTCGAAGCTCTTTTTCAATAAATCCAGGTTGGTAAGCAATGGCGCAATTGCCGATACCGACTCTGTACCGAACAACTCCGTCAGCAGGCCGGCCTGCTTGGCAGGGTCCACCTTTGCAATACGCTCAAGCACATCTTCAATCGTGCCCTGGGCATCCTTCTGCATACTTTTGGCGACCTGCTTCACATCCAGGCGCAGTGACTTGAAGGCCTGAGCTTGTTGCTTGGTTGCTGCGCCGCCTTTTGTCAGCGCCAGCATGAAGTTTTTCATGCCGGTCGCCGCGACCTCACTGGGTACGCCAACGCCTGCCAGGGTTGCGCCCATCGCGGCGATCTGCCCGGAGGCCAGGCCCGCAATTGCGCCAAGTGGGCCGATGCGGGTCACAATGTCGGAGATCTGTGCCGCCGAGGACGGACCCACGTTGCTCAGGTAATTGATCTTATCGGCAAGGGCCACCACTTCTGGCTGGGTCAGTTTGAACGACGTACGCCACTTAGCCATCATGTCGCCCGACTGCTCGGCGGTCTGATCGAACGCGATACCCATCTTTACCGCGTCTTCGGCGAATTGCTTCAGCTCGCCCGCGGCGAAACCTGCCTGGCCGCCAGCGGCGACGATGGCCGCAATCCCTGTCGCTGCCATCGGCAGCCGCTCAGACATGTCCAAGACGTCCTGGCCCATCTGCTCGAATTGCTTGGGCGTCTCAAAGGTGACAACTTTGCGAACGTCGGCCATGGCCGTTTCGAATTCCATCGCCGCTTTTGCGCCGGCAATGAATGGCGCGGCAAATGCCCCGCCCTGGACCAGATCCTTGAACCCGATGTTGCCCAGGCCTGAGCTGTTCATCTGCTTGCGGAAACCCGCAACGTTTTTGCGAATGCCCGCCAGCGTCGGCGACAGCTTGTCGACGCCGGTGATCAACGCCTTGAGCTGGAACTTATCCGCCATCACTGCACCTGCTGGGCTGCGTTAATTCGTTGGGCGTGCTCCAGGGATTCACAGAGCACATCCAGTGGCCTGGCCATCATCTGTTCGGGGTCAACCTTCCAGAACCAGGCCAGGTCATAGGCGGCTGCAATCAGGTCGCCGATGGCTGCGACGCCGCACTCATGAAAAAACCGGCGACGGCCCAGCTCAAGGCGTTCAGGTCGGACAGGTCCAACTGGTTGACCGAGGACGGCGGGATGCAGGCGCAGACTGCGATGTATTTCGCGGCGACGTCCATGTCCAGGCTGACTTCCTCGTTTTTGTCGATCTTGTACGGCAGCGCCTTGATGGCCCGCACTTCCTGCACCGTGGGCCGGCGCATGGTGAGTTCAGTGATCGGCTCGCCGTGAGCCTCAATCGCGACCTGAAGCTTCTGAACGTGACTCATTGCCAGCTCCCTTTGATGCCGTCGAATTGCAGTTCAACGGTGCCGTCGTCGCCTTTCGAGGTCGGCTCGTCTACCAGGTAGGCACCGGCCAGGACGTAGACCGAACCGTTGCTGAATTCGCAGGTGACGGTCATATCGCGACCGTTGGTGAGCGCCTTGATGGGGAAGTTCGGGGTATGCACAGCGGTCATCTTCAGGTAGGCCGCCAGCTCCTCCTCCTTGAAGTAGCCGGGGTATATCGTTTCCCGTTTCTTATCCATCAGTGGGGCTTCGGCGCCACCGGTGATGATCAGCTGTTCGCCGTCGACTTTGACGTAGACGGTGCCCGCTACTTTTTGACCCATGGTCTGTGTCTCCAGAATGAAAAAGCCCGCACAGGGCGGGCGGGGTGTCGTGGGTCGGGGTTACGCCGCTTCGTCGTATTGCAGGCGGAACTGATTGAGCAGCGCGAAGATGCGCAGGCCATTGATGTAGTCCGGCGGGAACAGCACGTTGACCCGGCTAGGGTCCTGCGTGTCGCGCTCGACCACCAGGTGCTGCGCGAACAGCTCGGCATTTTCCACGTGCCCTTCCAGCTCGAGCTTGGCGTACTGCGCGATCAGCTCACCGCGGATAACCGCCGGGGTGACGATCGGCTGGCCGGCGCCGAACGCAGTGCCG